TTACCTCAATAGCTTCAAGTGCACCGTGGCATAGGATATCCAACTTCGCTGGCGTAAAGCGTGGGAGATTCGCCTCAAATGCGCCCGGCAACTCCATGTGGGCAAGGACCCCAAAGCCACCTTCGTTGCCGATAAGCTCGAAGCACTGTAGCGCGCCAGTTTGGCATCGGCAATCAGGTGTCCTGCGGTCTGCAATCTGCAAACGATTGTATGAGCGCTCAAGAGAGTCAGGGGCAACCCCGGCAGCCAGGGCGCTATAGTCGCAGCGACGATTGGGCCAAGGAGGCTCGTCCAGCCGACGGCGGCCATCTTGCGGGTAGGGCGAAGGCTAGGTTGATTGATCAGGTTCATGATGGTGTCTCCTTTGGTGGGTTTCAGGCCCGGTTGATCCAGTTGCGCACGACGAAGCCCGGGCAGGCTTTGGCGGCGTGGTCGTTGTGACCGGTAATGCGGGTAATGGCGGTTTCGGCGCGGATGGCGTCGATCAGGCCGCGCAGGGCCCGATCCTGGGCGGCTGTGAAGTTCCGCTCGAAGGGATCGGTGGCGGCTGATCCGGACCCGCCGATCAGGCAAATATGGATCACGCCGCGATTGTGGCCTTCAACCCCGGCACCGATTTCGGTCTCTGCGCGGCCGGGCAGGATCGCACCGTCGCGATCGATCAGGTGGTGATAGCCGATCTTGCGCCAGCCGCGGTCCTCGCGATGCCAGCGGTCGATTTCCTTGCGCTTGGCGGCCAGGGGCTGGCCCCGCATCCAGTCTGGGTGGGTTGCGGCGCAGTGGATGACGATCTCGTCCACGGGATAGGGTGCGCTCCCCTGGAAGATCATCGGCCCGGCTGGCACAGTTGCGGCAGGCTTCAGGTTGCGGATCGCGCCACCCTCGGCAGAAACGGCCTTCAAGGCGGCGTCAGTGCGGGGGCCGAAGAGGCCGTCGATCGCGCCGGTGTAGTAGCCCAGGCGCGTCAGCGCCATTTGCAGGGCCTTTAGCGCCTCGATCTGGTCGGTCATGGGTGTGGTCCTTTCGGGCAAAGAAAAGCCCCGCCGGAAGGGCGGGGCGCGGGGCGGTTTGGGCGGGGTTCAACCGGCGGCAGGCGGGTCAGGCGTAGGACTCTGCGCCTCCTGGGCGGCGGCCAGTTCGGCGGCGATAAGGGCACAGCGTTCGGAGAGAATTGCGATCTGCTGGCGCAGTTCGGCGAGATAGGCGGATGAGGCGGCAGGCGACATCGGGGCTCCTTTTGGTGTCAGAAATCGCTTTCGAGGTAGAGGCCGGTGCATTCGAACGCGACGGCCGCAGCGGTGGCGCCATTGTTCAGGAAGAGGCGCGGGGCGAGAAAGGTCGCGGCCTGAGGCAGATCGGTTGTCACTTCCTGTTCGAAAGCTGCGCCTGTCAACTCGTTCACCGCGCGCAGCCAGATCGAGGTTCTTCGATCACGGCGATGGCGCGCAAGGCCTCGGCCACATCGCGGATTTGCTCGGGGCGGATCATGGCCAGATCGTCCAGTTGCCGTTCGAGCATCGCGACGCGGGTGTTGATAATCCCGGCCCACCAGATTGCGGCCCCGCCTTGGGCGGAAAGGGCGAGGGCCAATGAAACGTACGCGACGTAGCCCATGGTGTTACGGTCTTTGGGAGGGGTCATCGGCGCACCTCGATCAGGGGAATGGGGGGAATGGAACCGGTGCGTTCGATGTCGAGCGTGACGGGCAATTCGTCGGTGTCGAAGCGCACTGGCACGTCAAATTCGAACCCGGCCCGGATCACGGCGCCGGTAGTGGGCGCTGCGACAAAGGTGACGATCCCGGTCGTAGTGTTAACCGACCAGCCGGACCCTTGCGCCACCCCGTTCAGCGAAACCGTCACAGTTCCCGCAACGGGCTTGATGATCGTTCGCGCCCAGGATTGCGCGCCGGAGGCATAGGTCTTGGTCAGAGCAAAGGTCGTGGCCGATCCGTTGCCCGTGCCGATGACTTGGTCGGTGGCATTGGGCACCGCCGAGGGCAGGCAGGATTTGTAATCGGACCAATCCTTGAACCTGAAGGCATGCAGCCGACCGTTACGGGCCTCGAAGAAGGCGACGACCGCCGCCAGATCGTCGGCCCGGCGCACGCCATAGGAGACGTCATAGCGGCGGCGCGAGTTCGCCCAGGAGGCGTTGCGTTCCTCGTCGCCCGAGGCCAGTTCGACGATGCGTGTGCGCCGTTCTGGCCCGCCCTTCGCGCCCCGGCTGATCCCGTCCGGAAACCTGATCTCGTGAAACGCCATTCAGCTGCTCCTTCGGCCATAGGCCACGGCCCGGGCGATGTCGGAGGCCACTTGCGCGCGGGAAGCGCGGAAGCTCTCGGCATCGCGGGCATAGATGTTGACGGTGGTTCCCGCCCCGCCTTCCCAGGCGCGGGTCTCGGCACGGTTCAGGACGCGTTCGCCGCGCAGAAGGACGGCCGCATATTCGTCGGAGCCGAGCCCCATGCCGCCGCCATTGTGGAACCGCGGGGCGGTGGCGAGGGCCGCGGCGGGGATCATCATGCTGGTGGGCCCGGGTACGCGGCCGCCGGAATGATAGACCCCGGCGGAGATCGATCCGCCTCCAATGCCCCCACCGATCCCGCCCAGAACCCCGCCCAGCGCGGAGGCGAGGGGGCCGAAGACAAAGCGGCGGAAGGCGATCTTTGCGAGGTCGGCGATGATCGAGGTCGCAAGGCTGGAGAAATCCAGCTTCCCCGTCCGGACGAACTCCGCGACGGCCTCTTCGCCCGCCCGAAAAGCGCTGGTGATCGCCTCGCCGACGCTGCCGCCCCAGTTCGCGGCCTCACTGGCATAGGTCGAGAGCGCCTCGCTGACCGCCGCCCAACCGGTTGCCGCGACATCTGCCGCGGCAGCCACTTCCTCGGCCGTTTGCAAGGGTCCACCGCCTCCACCCGCGCCGCCTTCGGCCGGAGCGTCGGGCGTGATCGAAATTTGCAGCGCCCGATCGCGGACGTCGTTGAAGTATTCCGAGAGGGGCGAGCCTGAGACGATGCCGCGGATTTGCGCCGCCAAGGCCGCCCGGCGTTCGGCATCCCGCGCAGCGTAAGGGTTGGCGACGCTATCGATCCGAAACGTCGCCGGGTCCAGTGTGGACAGCGCCGGATCAAGCCCCACCACTTCCAGCGCGGCGTTTGCCGCCTCGGCCAAGGCATTGATCCCGGCCAGCGCCTTCTCGATCATCCAGTTGGCCGCATCGATCACCGCGTTCGCGGCACCAACCGCGAGGGCCCCGACGGCATCGGGCACCCCCTGAAACGCATAGGTGGCGCCCGCGGCTGCGACCTTGAAGGCGTTGATGACGAGGTCGCCCATCCAGATGACGCCATCGACGATCCGCTCCCAGGCCCAATCGGCCCAGGCGACGGCATTGTCCCACCAGCCGCGGATCGTATCGAAGACGGGCTTGCCGATCTGGTAGACGTTCTCCGCAAAGACCTGCCAGGCGGCCCGGGCCACGTCCGTGAAGCTGACCTGTGCGCCGGTGGTCTCGTTGATCTCGTTCCTCATTCCCGCGATCGCCGCCGAGCCAAGTGCTACGGCAGCCGTCACCAGCGGGAAGCGCCCGGCGACTTGCAGCACCCCTTGGCCGAGGGTTCGTGCCATGCCGCCCAGATCGCGGAAGACCGCCCCGACCCCGCCATTCCCGAACCCATAGATCTGGGAAATCTGGCTGCCCTGCTGCGCCATGACCATGAAGGGATTCATGCCGCCCGCGAGCGACACCCCGATGTCCTGAAGCTGGAAGGAGAGGTTCGCCATTCGGTGGCTGGCGTTGCGGGTGGCATTACTCATGCCCCCCCCCGAGCGCCGTGGTGCGACCCTTGATCGCCGCGATGCTGGCCAGCGTTGCCTGCCGTTCGCGGGCAATCGCGGCCGTCATCTCTTCGGCCGAAATCGCCCCCACGCGATGGGCCTGCCGGATCTCGGTCAGGGTCGATCGATACTCCCGCACCACCGCGAAACGCGGGTTGTGCTTGGCGCGCAGATCATCAAGCGCCCGGCCATAAGCCGCAACATCTGCCGCATCGCGTGCCATGCCGCCCGAGACGCCGGTCGAGCGGTTGACCGTGTTCATAACCGAGCCCGACACGGCGCCTGCCTGGCGAAGGGCTGTCGCAGCCCGGGCCGCCCGATCTGCAAGGTCCTGCATCTGGCGCATGGCCTCGCCCGCAGAGACCCCAGCCGCGTTGAGCCCCGCCGCCGCCCTTGGGCCCGCCGCCGCGATGAGCGTCAGCGCGCGGGCGCCTTCCTGGCCGATGCCGACCAGTTCAGCCTTTAGCGCCTGCCCACCGGTCGCGACAAGGCGCACCGAGACCCGGCGTTCAGATCGCGTCGTCATGGTTCTGGGCTCTCACTTGGGCGTTGATGCCGCGCACGGCGAAGGGTTCGATCAGAGGCAGGAGCGCGGCCGCGATCAGCCGGTTCAGGCCCAGCGCCTCGGCCATGGCCAAGGCGGCCGTCATGTCCCAGCCCACCACACCGCCGGGGATGGCGCGGAACTGGCCGCGGAGGGACTGGGCCAGTTCCCAGACTTGCCAGGCTTCAAGCGTGCGGGGGCGGTGCAGATCAGCGGGGCAGGCCGGGCAGGGCTTTACGCATCCGGCGCAGTAGCCTTCGCCCCCACCGAAGTGCCATTCGGCAAGAGCGCGGAGGCGTTTCCCTCATCGGCGAGGATCAGGCCCTTGGCGACATAGTCGGTCTGAAAGCGCTGGAAGAGCGGGAAGAGATCCAGCAGTGCGGCCACGGCCTCGGGCGTCGGCGGCACTGGATAGCCCTCGGCATTGCCGACGCCCTCCCAATCAAGGATGGCCAGCGAACCGATCGCTTTCGCCAAGGCGACGGCCACCTGATCGGCTGGGGCATCTTCAGGCAGGCTGGCGACTTGCGCATCGCTGCGCGCCGCGCCGATCAGGGCGGAGGTCAGGGGAGCAAGGCGCAGGCGCACCCCGCCACCGAGGTCGAGCCAAGCGGGTTCGGGGGAAAGGTTCAGGCGGATCATGGGAGGGCTCCGGGTTGAGGGATCAATAGGACGTCGTCGTGTTGACAAGGACGGCAGTGCACATGCGGGCGGGGGAGGTGGCCCGCGCCGCTTGCCATTCGAAGGTCGCCTGCACGCCCTGCGGCCCGTTGATCGGGATGCGCGGGCGCGGCAGATAGGCGGCGTGCACGGTGAAGGTGAGCGAGGCGTTTGCCCCGAGGCTCCAGGCGAATACCAGTTCGCAGGGATCACCGGCGATCGCCTGGTTCACCAAGATCAGGTCGGCGAACCGCGCCTCGATCGATCCAGTGAGGGCGGCCATCGATGGGTCCAACCCCTCAAGGAGGCCGTCGTTGCGGATCGTCTCGATCCGGTCGAGGTTGTTCGCATAGGACACCTGCGCGGAGACGATATTGCCCAGCGCCGCGCCGTTCCGCGTGATCGACCCCTGGAAGTCGCCAAAGCGCTGCAAGGGCAGGGTGGCATCGATGAGGGTTCCGGCGGCGGTCGCGGCCGCAACCGTCTCGCCCCGGCCGATCAGGCCGACGGTGGCCGTCAAGAGCCCCGAGCGCTGCGATTGCCACTGGATGCGATCGGCGACGAGGCCGGAATACATCGCGAACCGCGGCACATCGGGCATTTGCGTCTCGATCGCCATGCTGGGCAGGGTGAAGCCGCCCGACTGAAACGTGTGCGTCCGCGGCGTGGTGCCGGTCGTCACCGGCTGGCCGAAGATCGCCTTCAGCCAGAAGCCAAGGTTCTCGGCATCCATCGGAATGACGACATCGCCGTCGACATTCACCGCATCGCGGATCGGCGCTTGCGGATCGCGGCCGTAACCGAGGAGTTCCGGCGAAAGGAGGCCCTGTTCGGAGCCGAGCGTCGTCGTGGCAAAGGGCATCCGGCGACAGCCGCTGGCGGGCGGCGTGCCGTAAACGGATTCAAAGGCGAACGCGACTTGCGTCCGCGCGCCAGGCTGGCGGGCCATGTGTCAGTCCTTTCGGGAGGGTGTCAGGTCAGAGAAGCGGGTCGGTCGTGGCGTAGGCGATGATCACCGGGATCACTGCCGCCTTCAGACCCTCGTTGCCGTCAATCGCCAGCAGCACCGGTTCCGGCGCCTCGGGCGTGATGTAGTCGCAAAAGCCGCCCAGCGTCCGGTCGGCAGCCAGCGCCGAGCCGATCGCAAGGCGCAGAGCGTCGAAGGCGGCATCACGGGCGGCGGGATTCCCGTCCACCACCACTTCGATCTCGGCCCGGTGTTCGTAGTAGTAGCCGGGCGGGGAAAGCCACACCTCCGGCGGCCCCGGATCGCCATCGCGCAGGATCACCACCCCGGCCGCAGGCACCTTCTCGGGCAGGATCGCGTTACGCAGCACCTTGGCCCCCAACGGCATGGCGCCGGACAATAGGCTATGGAGCGACACGAGCAAGCGCTCGGCCGTGGATTGCGTGGGCATTGGCGGCTTCCGATCGGTCTCTTGGGCCAGAGGGCCTTGCGCGTGGCCTTTTCTTGTCGCTTGGACAACTCAGCGCTTGACGGCTAGGTTCGCACGTGATGGTTCAACTGCTTGTATGGGATAGCGAATGCAAGTTTTCGATCTGCCTCCGGCCATTGCCGACTTGGTTGCCGCCCGAAACCGTGTCCGCGAATACTACAAAGAGCTTCTCGCCCGCGGCGGCCACGAGGTCAGTCTCGATTACACGCTGGACGGAAACCTTGTGCGCGATATCGGAGAGGCGCTGGCGGTCGAGCTTCTCGGGATCAAGCTGGTGAGCAACAAGTCGCATCCAGGCATTGACGGTCGCAGCCCTTGCGGAAAGACGGTGCAGGTTAAAGCGACCGGCCGCGGTTTGGGGCCAGCATTTCGCCCGGTGGAAACCCGGGCAGATCATCTTCTGATCTTCGATCTCGATTTCGACCGCTGCAAGGGCACCGTCTTCTACAACGGGCCCGAGCATCCGGTGATCGCGACGTTGCCCGCATCGTGGGTCGGCCAGCGCCTCATTTCCAGATCCCGGCTTCTTGCATTGAACCAGGCGCTCAGCGACGAAGACCGATTGCCGGTGATTGGGCTTCAGATGCCAGATTAGGGTTCGTCGCGGCGCGGTGCGGCAAGCCTCACATCGGTCTTGCCGAAATCTTCCCCGACGAAAAGAAGGGGGCAGTTTCGTTCCGCCGCCAGTCCATAGGCAAAGCAATCACCGAAGTTCAACCCGGCCGGATGGATGCCCTTTCCCCAAGTCCGATAGGCGGCCGCTACGGCATCGGCCCCTGACTGTGTCACGGCGACAACTTCAATTCCCAGCCCTTCGATCAGCTGCTGCATTTCGGCGCCCACCGAGCGGCGATCGGCGACGATCATGGCCTCGGCGAGCGTTCCCGCCGAAATGCACAGGGCTTCCGCTCCATCGAGGGCCTGCATCACGATGTCGGCGTCGGGCTCGCCCAGAAGGATTGCCATCAAGGCAGAGGTATCAACGGCGATCACTTCGGCAGGCCATCGTCATCATAGAGGAAATCCTGGCTGCGGGCGGCACTCGCCCCAGCCGCGATCTTTGCCATTGCGCTGCGCTGGGCAGCCTCCATGACCGCGCGGCGGCGATCGCGTGTCACCGCAGGGACGACGGGAACCAGCCTGACGGCAGCTTTGCCATGCCGTGTCAGCACAACTTCATCTCCCGCCTCGGCGCGGCGCACGAGTTCGGTCAGATGGCCCTTGGCCTCGGTGATGGAAATCTGCATGGAAGCCTCCAGTGATGGGGGTAATATGGACTATCATATGGTCCAAATCAAGCCGTCACCCCTTCCACGCCCCCAGGATCGCCCCGGGCAGCCGCGCCGTCGCTTCCCGCGCCAACCCATCGAGGTCCAGCTTTTTCGGCATCTTCACCTGCCGCAACAGCAGGAACACCGGCACGGTTTGCGCCCCGGTCAAAACCCCATCGCGCCGCCGCCGACCGCCTTTTGCCGCCGCAAGCCCGCGGCTGTTCAGCCGCGCATCATCGGCAACCAGCAGGCTTGGTCCATTGCGGCGATAGACGAAGCGCAGGCGCATGCCGGTGCGTTGTTCCCAGCGCCAGGGTGTGATCCGTTGGCGGCCGAGGCCGGTGAGGCCCGCAGCGGGCAGAGGGATCGCCAGCCAGAGGCCATCTTTGCCGCGGATCAGCACGCCGCCGTCGAAGGCGTGCAAGATGTCGGGGGCCTTGGTCCAGACGAGGCTGGCGGCGCGAAGGGACGTGCCCGATCGCGGAAAGTCGGCTTGACGGACGGAGTTGGCGAGGCGCGACCCAAGCCCCGATGCTCGAACCTGCCCGCGCCAGTCGTCGCGCAGGTCTCGCCCAACGGCAAAGACGCCGCGGGTTACGGCGGCCTCGGCCCCTTGCAGGATCTCGGTGGCGACCGCGGTCTGATCGCCTTCGATGCTGGCGCCGATCTTCATACCTCGCGCGCCTCGGCTTTCCAGACGTGGCGCAGGGCATCGCGCAGGGGTTCGCCCCGCACTTCGTAGATCACGCCCGCGATCTCGAGCGTGTCGCCCGGGGCAAGGGTGCCCAGCGCGGCGCATTCGACATCGATGATCACGCTGTCGGTGACAAACCGGCCTTCGCCAAAATCCGTCACCGCATCCGGCCGCCGCAGCATGACGTGGACAGCGACCGGCACGCCAGGGGGAAGTCGCTGGTCGAATGCAGTCCCGAGCGGCCGATCAGGGCTTCGGTCGCGAGTTCCATCTTCGACATGCCGCGCGTGGCGATCCCGCGCCGGTCAAGCGCGTGGCGGGCCAGTTCGAGGAGGGTCAGGCCGCGGAACTCCCGCGCCCGGTCGGTCAGTTGGGCCCGGCCCGGGTTATGGCGGTGCAGAAGCGCTTCGGACATGGCGTCGCGATAGGCAGCATCTGCCGCCCCGGTGCCGCGGGCCGTCGCGGCCACAGGCTCCGATCCCCGGGCCACCGGTGCATCGGCCTCGGCCAGCTTGTCGAGGATCGCCGCCCGGGCGGGATCGTGCGAGAGTCCGCGGCGGATCAGATCGGCGGCGAAGCCCGCGCCCAGCGCGTGGCGTTCGCAGAGCGCCAGCAC